TCTCCTTATAAGTTCAGCAAGTTGTGGATGCCCTGCATCTATAAGGGCGTTATACACAGTTGTACGGTCACTGCGAATAGATTGTCGCATATAATAGGCTACAGTGCGTTCCATTTGTGTTCTGAAAGCTTTTGCTTGGTCTCGTATAGCAGGGTGCGCTGTGTCAGAAACACTTATTAACTGCTTTACACAATCTATCGAAAGTTCTTCTGGAGTGAAACCACGGTTGTGAGTTGTTTCAACTCCTACCAGCGGCGTGTCTTTTGGAACATCTACTTTAAGTTCAAACATTATTGCTTCGCCCTTATTACTTTGCCCGTCCGGTATTCATCCGTTGGTTCTTTGGCTTCACCCAGAAGCTTTAAACCTGTCAAGGACTCGGTAAACCGCTTGTCGTAGTATGTCATCATATCCTGCTCGCCCTTCATAAATATGTAGGCTTCAACCAAGCTGCCGTACAACAAAGTAAGTTCTGCATTCTTACTCAACCATGTTGTATCAGATCCAGAGGCGCTTTCCGTTATACTTACGGGTCGATAGAAGTAATGTAGCTCTGCGCTGTAAGCCGCATCGGGCGTCGGTCCTAAAATAAGATAATTTAAATCAAACACCGCAAAATACTTGGGCGTACCATATGTAGTAGCATTAGGAGTGTATGTCTGTATAAAGCTGGGGTCTTTTAACTCTAAAAAATCTTTGTCTCCGTTTGCTTTATCTAGGCTTAAAGAAAACGATGCCAAATAGTCTGATGGAACGGGTAAATACTTATAATTCTGAGTTGTGACCGCCGTTGAATTTTTTCTAAACAACGATAACTGAACGCTTTTTAGAATACGCTCTTCTGCAATTTTTATAAACGTAGGCAAATTAGCGACAAAAGAAGTTTCATCGTTTTCTGTGTAAGCCTGAATTGCAGCTTTTAACTGGTCATATGTAAAGCTCATAATATCACACTATTGTTATGTTACCAACCATACCGCTATGATTGGTGCATTGATATACTAAAGATGTATCGCTTGGTTCGTGAGGGACAATGAACTGTGTCAGCCCACTAGTTGAGTTGTAGTTATTTGTAACACCTGTTGTAAACGCAGACCCACCATTAGATGTTCTGATCTGCAAGGGGTGGCTACTTGCATTAGCCGAGTTATTTAAAAGATACGTGTGGCCTTTATAGAAAGTAAAATTGGGGTTGTTTCCAGATGTGGCACCGGGACCAGTAAATGTATAAGCAGATGATCCATTTGTACCAGCGGTATACTTTGTAACGGGTCCAGTTGTTTCATCGTTTAGTCGAACCCATGCACCGCCATGCGCGAAGTATAAACCTCCAGTTGCATGAACGTGCGCCACTGCGCCATGATATGACCCAGCGCTGGGTAAGTCGCTTAAATTGGCATAATAGAATACAATCTTATTTGCGCCAGAGCTTACATTTATAAGGCCATTACCGTCTATAATATCAGTAAGAGTTGACCCGTTGCCCAAGGCAGCGTAAATTTCTGTAAAGTTTGCATTTATTTTTGTAGCGCCAGTGCGCAGTGTGTCGCCTGCGCCATCATTTGGACTACTGCCAACGCCTACTGTCTGTAAAGTCATGTTCTATCCTTCATCAAAAGTATCTGCTGTAGAATCTAATGTGGTCGAAGTACTATCAAAACTTGGTACTGTTGTACTAGGATTAATTGTAACAGAACCAACAGAGCCCACTAAAGAAGGTGTTAATGGAATTTCTGTGGGCAATTCAGCCGTACCTTGAGTACTCCAGTTGCCGTTGCCTAAATAAATAATACCATTAGTTGTCACTACCAAAAAAGCACCCGTCGGATCATCCGAGTCGGGTCTGGCATCTCTTAAAGCTTGAGGGTCAATAACTTTTGTAAAGGGACCTAATTGAGGTTGCTTTGTTTCAAACTCGTCTCTTCCAACAAGCGCACCCGTCCACTCCTTGCGCATATCTCTATACCGATATCGAAAGCCGGATCGGTCTGATATGGCATAAGCGTTTTTCCCTGATGCAAATTTAGACATTACGTTGTCCTAAAGTATTGATACATGGGAACTACGTTAAAGGAAGACCTGTCCCGATCTTCCGTCATAGCGCGTTCAAATTCTTCTTCATACACGGCTTTTAAAAGCTGTATTCTATCCGGAGCGCGCTTCATAGAAATATAGTAGGCTAAACCCGCGGCAAGGCAGGGATAAAACCTAAAAGGCATATCCATAGTGTTAACTTGAGTATCCGCATCGTCCATTCTAGTAAGGCCGTCGTAAAAAATCACGTCAGTGCTGTTCTCAGGAACAGGCCAAATCTTTAAGTTTGGAGTATTTTGCCTGTCAAGAAAAAACTGAGCGGGCCGACTTTGCGTGGTCTTATTTGGTATCGTTATAAACGTATCTCGACTAACTCGTCCTAAAGCATAATCCGTGTTATCTCGGCGCAAAACCACAGATAATACATCTATTATATCCGCGCCTAATGGGTACTCTCCGTCCCCTTGAACAAGGGATAGACTGCGTTGTTTAATAGTCCATTGATTAAGGCCGCGATTAGCCCATTCTGCCAGCATTAAGTTTAAGGATCTTTTAGCTGTCCGAAGGTCGTAACCCGTTCTAACCTCTAAGCCGCAACGCTCAAACGCTTCTTCAATGTATTCAGCTACGTCTAGCTCAAAATCTTTGCTATCGGATAAAGCCATTATTCTTCCCCCTGATACAGATTATCAAAGATACGGTTCACATCCAATGTATAGTCTAAATCAGACTTTGAATAGTGTATATGTTGTGACGGCTTGAAATCAGGCGCGCCGTTTCCCGTTGAAAACCATGCGGGATGCGTAACACGCACACGATTGTTAGGCAACGCTACAATGTTTCCCGCCCACTGAGGAGCTTCTTCGCTATCTAAAATCTGTAGTACATGATTTTGCTTATGCTGAGCAGGGTCATCTGCAATCTCACTGTCAGTATAATCTACAGTAAATAAGTACTTTGCAGGCAACATATTTCCACCTATTTTTGCAAACCAAGGACAAGGTGTGGCCCTATCCATAACAAAAACGGAATGAGTGTGAGAGGCGCAGTCCCACGGTTGAGCATCGTATGTTTCCATAGGCTCCGGCCAATCAGACAAAGGAATATCTCCAACTAAAGCCGTTATGGGCATTCTTGCCCACATAGCTCCACCATGAACCGTGTCTTCTTCCTCGCCTTCAGCTTCAATGCCTGTAAACATTACTTGAAAGCTCAAGCACCTGTTGGGGATCGTCGTGACGCCAACAACCATAGCATGAAGAAAATCCCCATGATACTTTTCGTGGTTATGCGTGTATTCACGACGAACCCATGCCTTAAAATAAGGAATATTTGAGTAAAGGTACGACATTTACTTCTTCTTTGCCGCTCCACCTTTAGCCGCTTTCATGGGAGACAAAGTCATTCCTTTGGCCGAAGCCGCAGAACGTAACTGAGCCATAGTCATGCCTACACCGCCCATGTTCATTTTAGAAGCCATCTTGCCGCCCGTAGCGCCACCCTTGGACATCTTTTTAACTTTTCCGCCGCCGCGGTAACCTTTAGTTTTCTTCTTCATCATTGCCATTGGAACCTCCTTTAGGCATTTACCGAACCAGTTGTTCGCTTTCTTCTTAAAACTTTACCGCAGCCCCGAGCTACTACCCCTTTTTTGGATGTTTTCGGGGGCGCCCTCTTGGCCGTGGTTTTTGGGATTGCAATTTCACCTCCGAAACGGGCGAACTTGACTTCCGCGGCTTTCGTGTTTTTGACGTTGGTTTTGCCTTTTGAACCTTCACGCTTCTTTTTTCTTGCGGTTGAGGCGCGCTGGCTTTTTGAAAGACTTTGAGCTTTACTTCTTGGAAGACACCTATCAGGGTTCTTTTTATCTTTTGAAGTACCGCACTTACCTTTAATTTTACCATCTGTACCTATCCTCACCCAATCTTGATCACGCCATTTTTTTAACTCTCCCATTACTTTTTTCCCTTAGATTTTGTGGGAAATATTTTTTTAAGAGTTTTGGCTTGACCTTTATGTAATTTAGAAGCTTTGTTTAAACCTTTTATAACTTTTTTAACTTTCTTTTTATTACCTATACTCAAAGTCATGATTTCTTCCCCTTAGCACCCTTGGCGTAGTTAGGGTCCTTGCAATATTTAGATGCGGCCATGTTAGCATAAGCACTTGGATAAGTATCAAACGTTCTTTGAGCCCAAGCTTTTCCCTTTGGGCAAATCTTACTTCCCTTGCTTTTTGAATCAGCAGATTTAGACTTTCTATTGTAGTTTTTTGCCACTATAAAAACCTTTCCGCTACAGCCGCGGCAACAATTAAAGCCGCAATACCCCAAAGTCGCATGTCTAAGCGTTCTAGTTGTTTTTCAATATTCTCAAATCTACGATTAGACTCTTGCTCATGCTTCTCCATAAGCATTAAAACCTCTTCTACCTTCATTAGCATTTCCACCTCTTACGAGCTTGACGCAACCTTGAATTAGGGTCCTTGGCTGCTTTAGGAAACTTCTTCATCTGACCCGCAGACCTTGCGCAATAAGACTTACGTCGCTTATCATCTGCGCTGCCTTTTTTAACTTTTCCAGTAACCGCGGTCTTTAACTTAGAACCGGGATTCTTTTTACGGTAAGCTTTAACGCCTTTTTCAGTCATTCCCGCCCCAGATTTAGTGGGGCGAAAATTCTTTTTATTGCGCTTCGGCATTTCGCCTTTGCTGGTAGCAGTCATTGCAGACTCCTATGCGTGGAACGCCGTAACCATTTTTGCCCCAGAAACATTGAACTGGATCATCAGATTATTTTTAAACAGAACGCCTTCTTCTGGAATATAAACATCGTCTGCTGCGTTAGCAACGCCACTGGTTCTTGTAACAAACACTGTGCTGGCAGCATCATCGGCGGGGGCTGTCCCGTTGATAAATTCTATCCTTGTGGAAGCCGCGTTTGAAATAGTGGTAAACGCCTTCAACCTAGTCCTTCCTGTAAGTAATGAACTAGTAGCTGCGTCCGTTATTCCCAAAGAAACGTTAGCGGCGTACTGAGCGCTACACGTTGCAGAAACAATTTTTTTAAAGAACCTAACCCCATCGACAGTTGCCGCAGAACCCGTAGAAGTTATGATGTCTGTTATAGTCTTGTCATTCAAATCTAGTCCAACGATAGTTACCGTTTTGTTATTATCATTTGTCCCCGTAGTGGTGACAGATATTCTACGGGCAGTGTCGGCATTGGACGTAGCGAAGAAGGTATTAGCTAACGTAAACACCAGATTTGGTCTTGCTGCCGCCGCGATAAACGTGGTGGAGGCGGGATCAAATACGCCAGATACAATGCTGCCTTCTACCGTTGTAGCGGTAATGTCTGAGCCTGCCATAACAGAACCCTCCTATGT